GAATTACAACAACTGGAGAGCAGGAACGTAAGACTATCTCATCAAGAGGTACAGAAGAGAGAAAGGGTTACGAATCAAAAGGTACTCAAGATAGGCTAGGTATTAAAGAAACAGGTGCTCAACAACGTTCAGGAATTACAACAACTGGAGAGCAGGAACGTAAGACTATCTCATCAAGAGGTACAGAAGAGAGAAAGGGTTACGAATCAAAAGGTGCTGAAGATAGGCTAGGTATTAAAGAAACAGGTGCTCAGCAAAGGTTAGGTATTCGTGGAACTGGTTATGAAGAACGCTTAAATATCGGTGCTCGTGGCAAAGATACAAGGGAGACTATGGGTTATGAAAATAGGCTAAGAGCGAAGGATCGTGCTAACCAATCACGGTACAGTAGGCAAGGAGCGAGATCATTCTGATGCCAACTAGAACTGCATCAAATAGTAAAGTCTATCTAACCTTTGTTGATAAATGGTTAGACACATTACCTGCTGCTGATTCAGAAGACTTCCGTGAATTCGCTGAAGTCACTCCCTCAGTCATTGAGATTTGGGTGTATGCAGGCATTTTGAAATATGATGGAACTTTTAATGATCTAGCACGGTGGGTAAAGCTTAAATATAAGAAGCTGAATCGTCGTGAAATTCTAAACAGCGAAATAGCTGCACTACATAGTGACATTCAAGATCTTAGGATGGCTATTAATAGTGGGGAGATCAAGGGTGATAATGGTGCCGCACGTTTAGCTGCATTAGAGAAAGAACTTAGATCACACATTGAGACAAGTGAACGGATGAATAGAACTACAGACAAACGCGGTCTGGTCCTAGCTGGTGCTGATCGAGTGATGCGTGAACTGACTGCCATATTCAAAGATGACCCACAGTTCGCTGAACCCATTGAAAATTCAATTAACGCTATCTGGGCTAAAGTCTACAGTGAATTAAGTAGCACATAAAACAATGCTTGTACCTATACTAGAGATACCCGAGATACCTGCAGGAAGCGCTAATTCACTTCGATTGCAAAGTGCATTAACACAAAGAATACCAGCACTTAATGAAGTAATTAGATACAGTAACTCAAGGCTTATAGAAGCTGAGCAGTTAGCTAATGAAATGCGTGTAGCATTTGCAATCTCAAGAGACCTCAATAATAGAAGTGAGAAAATTTCTAAAGCAAAAAATAGAGCTGCACAGCGAATTTCCGAAAGAAAGACCAAGCTAAGGAGATTTAGACGTTAGACTGAACATAAATAAGTACGACTAAATGGCAGGCTCAAGTGTAGCTCTAGCATATAAAAGATCAGCTCTAATGACGGCAACGAAAGTAACCGTCAAACCTCCATCCGAGCAAGTATTAAAAGCAAGGGATGATTTTAAAGCATTCTGTACATACTTAGGTAAACCACCAGCAAAACATATGTTTGAGTGGCATAGAGAGCTGTGTACCGGAAAGGATAGTGAATGTCTACTAGGAATAGCCGGACCTAATACATCAATTCTGGCACCACGAGGATCTGCAAAAAGTACCGTACTTGGACTATATGCAGCTTGGATGATAGGTAGACATGCAGCAGCGAAGAAGATGCTGCGTATTCTATATATCGCTTATATGGTGGATATTAGTCGTGCAAAGAGTGCAACGATTAAAGGGATTTTGACGAGTAATAAATACCGTGAGATTTTCCCGATGGTGCGTTTGTCCAAGATAAGGCGATCAGATGAATACTGGAGTATTGACTATGATTTTGCAGGAATTGAAACAGCAGGTGAAGAAGCTTTCACCATTGCATGTGGAGGTCTTAAGGGAGCAATCACGTCAAAACGGTCGCAGCTGGTGCTTATCGATGACCCTATTAAATCCGCTGCATCAATCAATAATCCAGACATTCGTCGTGAAATGGAACAGACATGGTCTAACGTTATTGCGCCGACGATGTTTCAGGGGGCACGTGCTATTTGCCTTGGAACGCGATTCCACTTTGATGACATTCATGCGACAATCTTTGTCCCCAAAAACAATTGGAAACAAATAATCCAAAAAGCAGTCATCACAGATGCAGATGGCAGGCAACGATCCTATTGGCCTGACTTCTGGTCGATGAAATACTTGAATGAACGTAAGAGTGAAGACAGGGTTGCATTCGCTTATCAGTATCTAAATACAGCAGTACAGTCTGCTGATGTCGGCATCTCACCTGAATTAATAGTCAAGAGTGAAGTGCCCGATGAGTACGACTGTATTGGAGTAGGTATTGACTTGAGTGCTGGTTTAAGTGAGAAGAATGACTGGACTGTGATGACACTTGGTGGAATCAAGGGAGGAAAGATCTATATGATTGATCAAAGGCGTAATCGAACAATGGGTAATATCCAGAAGATGGATACACTCTGTGAGATGCTTGCTGATTGGAACATACTAGCAGAGAATGACGAAGGTCAATACTTCCCAACAATGTCACCATGTATTATTTGGCCAGAAGCTGTAGCTTACCAAACATCATTTGAAGGTGATTTTAAACGAATTATGTTTGAAGACAGGGCACTCTATAACCTGACCTGTTCTCCCGTTAAAGGATTTAAAGGAGATAAGCTAGCAAGACTTAGGGGCGTGCTTGGTTTATATGAAAACCGCAGAGTGGTGTGGAATAAATGGCGTAAGTGGGATGTATTAGAAGAGGAATTACTTAACTTCGGTCACTCAAGTCATGATGATGCGGTGGATTCAATGGTATTAACAATGGGAGGGCTATTAAGAAGAGGTGCATTACAAGTAGAGTACAATAGTAATAGTTATTTGGATTGAATAGAGAATGGCAAAAAAGAAATCAAAAAAGAAACCAAAACAGTATAATAATTACTACGGCCAAAGTGCTGCAGCAAAAGACATTAACTCATGGACTAATTACCTAGACAGATATGAAGGTAAGAATGAATGGGCTAAAAAATGGATGCATGATGATAGTAATATTCATTTTGGAAACTATGTAAGAGATAATGAGTCAGTATGGGAAAAGTGGAAAAAGTCAGGTAAAANAGATAATAAGGATCTGTGGGCATTCGGGCAAGCGGATTGGGAAGCTGGTGGGAATCTGAAAGACCGTTATGTAGCTAAGATCTTGAAAGGTAAAAACCCTGGTGATCTAAATAAAACAGGGAGTGCATATGATGATATGGGAGTAGTTTCAGTATTTAAAAGTGCACGTTGGGGATATGATCAAAAGGCCCAAGATAAACTAAGAGCAAGTTGGGGTAAAGATTATTGGGGAAGAAAGGGATATAATAAGGGCCATAGTGTGCATTGGTATGATCCAAAAGATAAAACCAATAGGTACGGAGTAACTGAAGGCGTATTAGGTGGAGGTCAAGCACCTAAAGATCTTATGCACGTAAATCCTAATTATCTTCCGGTTAAAGAGGATAAACCGAAGACAGAGGTGGCTGATGTAAATAATGGGACCAGTCCACCACCCCCATCCCCTGGAGCGGGCGGGAATTCAGGGAGACCGAGGCCAGCTAATAATGGTTCATTTTTCAACAATTTGCTCACTAGATATGGAAACAAGCAAGGTTTAAGAGATAGGAAGGGTTCAATAGAAGATGCAGGCTCCCTACTTGATAAATATACTTATAATGATCGAAGTAAGGGTTATCAGGGAAAGGGGGATGGTCATCAATCCTCAAGCATGAAGAGACTGCCTAAGGGAGCTAATCCACGTAGTGAACCTCGTTGGGTTGATCACCTAGGTAACCCTATAAGCTACGTAGGCAAACCTACTCCAAAAAAACCTACTCCAAAAGGACCTAAGGGGGGTGGTAGTTATAAACCTCGTTGGCTTGATTACGTAGGCAAACCTACTCGTGGCCCCAAAGACATCAATGGTGGCCCTCGGCACCCAAAAGGACCTAAGGGAGTTAATAGTTATAAACCTGGTTGGTTTGATCACGTAGGTAAACCCCCATCACGATCCAATTGGGTAAATAATGAAACTGGTGAAGTATGGAAACCTGACCCAAAGTCGTAGTAGGTGGGGAGATCCTCCACCTGGCAAAAGACACGGTCCAGGGGATGGGGCATATGTTGACTGGGCTGAAGATCCACGATTACAACAGTGGACTGAGACCGCACCAAGCACAGGTAAACCTACTGGTGGCCCTCGGCACCCAAAAGGACCTAAGGGGGGATTTTATGATAAACCTGGTTGGTTGTCTGATATAATAGGTAAACCCCCATCACGATCCAATTGGGTAAATAATGAAACTGGTGAAGTATGGAAACCTACACCTGGCAGGAGGGGAGATTTCGAGCCTGGATACAAACCTGCTCCAAATGATGGTCCCATGGAGTGGGCTGAAGATCCACGATTACAACAGTGGACTAATACCCTAGCAGGTAAACCTAGCAGGCAGGATAGAGCTACAGGTAGGTATAACAACCGACACCACCTACGAGACCTCGACTTAACGAATCCTAAGGGAGGAATTGGCCCAGATAGGATTCTTCAGCTCATCAATGGTGGACCCCGCAGCACTAATGAGGGAGGAATTGGCCCAGATAGGATTCTTCAGCTCATCAATGGTGGACCCCGCAGCACTAATGGTGGCCCAAAATCCATCAATGGAGGCCCTCGGCTCATCAATGGAGGCCACGACGGCAAGGGTGGACCCCGGGATGGAGGGTCTGAATGGAAACATGAGTTAACCGGCCCAGGAGTGACAGGCTATCACCCACACCCAAAAGGACCTAAGGGGGGTGGTAGGTATAAACCTGGTTGGTCTGGTCACGTAGGTAAACCCCCATCACGATCCAATTGGGTAAATAATGAAACTGGTGAAGTATGGAAACCTGACCCAAAAAGGTGGGGAGATCCTCCACCTGGCAAAAGACACGGTCCAGGGGATGGGGCATATGTTGACTGGGCTGAAGATCCACGATTACAACAGTGGACTGAGACCGCACCAAGCACAGGTAAACCTACTGGTGGCCCTCGGCACCCAAAAGGACCTAAGGGGGGATTTTATGATAAACCTGGTTGGTTGTCTGATATAATAGGTAAACCCCCATCACGATCCAATTGGGTAAATAATGAAACTGGTGAAGTATGGAAACCTACACCTGGCAGGAGGGGAGATTTCGAGCCTGGATACAAACCTGCTCCAAATGATGGTCCCATGGAGTGGGCTGAAGATCCACGATTACAACAGTGGACTAATACCCTAGCAGGTAAACCTAGCAGGCAGGATAGAGCTACAGGTAGGTATAACAACCGACACCACCTACGAGACCTCGACNTAACGAATCCTAAGGGAGGAATTGGCCCAGATAGGATTCTTCAGCTCATCAATGGTGGACCCCGCAGCACTAATGAGGGAGGAATTGGCCCAGATAGGATTCTTCAGCTCATCAATGGTGGACCCCGCAGCACTAATGGTGGCCCAAAATCCATCAATGGAGGCCCTCGGCTCATCAATGGAGGCCACGACGGCAAGGGTGGACCCCGGGATGGAGGGTCTGAATGGAAACATGAGTTAACCGGCCCAGGAGTGACAGGCTATCACCCACACCCAAAAGGACCTAAGGGGGGTGGTAGGTATAAACCTGGTTGGTCTGGTCACGTAGGTAAACCCCCATCACGATCCAATTGGGTAAATAATGAAACTGGTGAAGTATGGAAACCTGACCCAAAAAGGAAGGTCGATTTCGAGCCTGGATACAGGCCCGCTCCAGACGATGGGAGAGAAGTATGGGCTGACGACCCACGATTACAACAGTGGACTAGGACCCCAACAGGCAAACCTACTGGTGGCCCCAAAGACATCAATGGAGGCCACGACGGCAAGGGTGGCCCCAAAGCCACGGGGTGGCCAACAAGGCGCCCAAAAGGACCTAAGAGGGGTGGTAAAGGTGATACATATGAAGGTAGGGGATGGGCTAATTATTGGCAGCAAAGTATTCCAAAAAGAGATGATTCTAAGTGGTCAGACGACTTCTTTAACCAGGCAGTAAGAATGGGAGCTGAAAGTCAAGTGATCGATAGAGAAAAACTTACTGAACGTATTGACGCTCGTTCTCGGGGGCATATGGACGAGGCTGATTATTTAGGTTATCTGAGTAGAGGACAGGTGCGCGGAGAGAATAGGCCTAAATGGGGAAGGCCTGGTGGAATCGGATCAACTTACGAGCCAAATACTGATATAAAACCATGGCTTGACGGGATCTACGATATAGGGGGTAAATAGCACTCAGAGGATATATTGAGTAGACTATAAATAAAGACAAAGGAACACATAATGAGTACGGCACCTGGATTAAGTAATGAATTCACACAAATACTAACTGCGGCAAAAGAACGCCGAGGTGATCTATCTGTAGATTCAATGATCGTATCTTCGCATTTAGCGCAGATGCGTATGTTCATGCTCAGGCGTGGTGTGGAGTTCTATGCCGAGCAGGATTCGTTCGGGAATCGGAAGGATTTCCTCGCCAAGGTTGTAGAAGAGAACATGCTGGAAATGAAGATGGAAAGCATTGTCGATTATTTCCTTTGCGATGGACAAGGACTATTCTACTTCAGACCAAACTCTGAGTCATACCAGTTACTCTACTTCCCACAAGACAGTTACCGCGTTTATCGCACTCAGAATAATGAAATAGAAAGTGTGGTGCTTGTATATAGCTTCAGCGTCAAAGAACCTAATGCAATGGATCAGTACCCTCAAACTGCTAGGGGAGGCAAGAAAAAATACATTCGTTTGAAAGTATATAAAGATCGAATTGAGCAAACGATCTCTAACGAGAAGATTGAATTTGAGAATGAACAAGGCAATCCAATTATGACCATGCCTGGTTCAACTGAAGTACTTACCAACAGTTTGGGATTCATTCCAGCTGTGGAAGTTTTCAACCATATGGACTGCACAGGTGAAGATTCAGGTAATGGTGAATTCGACTGGTTAGCTAATCAGATTCTGTATCATGATGAACTCGTTAATAACATTCGTAAGAACCTTAAGTTCTTTGGTAACCCAACACTCGTTTCAAGTCGTCCTAAGCACGACATTATTGAATCTGGGGATGAGAGTTCATTCAGACCAACGATCAGTTCACAAGCAGGCTTTGCAGCAATTGGTCGTAGTAGCACACGAGTAAGTGAGCCTTTTGGTGGTGCATCAGTACTTGATGGACAAATTAAAGTCCCAAGAGTGATTGCTAATTTGGAACCAACGGATAGGGTCAACTACCTAACGCCTGANAGCGTTTCGGGTGATCAGAACATGTACGTTAAGCAGTATCGTTCTGAAATCCGCCTAGCTCTTGGAGGTGTTGATGATATCGACATTGGAACTGCATCTACCGCATACGAAATTAAAACACTTTATGGAAGAGTAGCTGCTACAGCTGAGAAGAAGGCCCGTGCTTTATTTACGTATGGTCTATGTAAACTCTTTGGCATGATGATTAATCATGAGGAAGAGATGTTCAAACGTTCATTTGCTTCAGTTGTTGGTTTAAAAGAACCACAGCATCCTTTGATGGAAGATTATGACGGAGACGAGAAAGCATATGAAAAAGATATGGAGAAATTCGTTAAGCAATATGAGAAGTTTATGAGACAAAGAACTGACATGATTAATGCTACACTAGACACAGGAGACATTCCTCCAGGAGTAATTGGACTGATACCAGACGGCAGCACTAAAGTAGATTGGCGATGGGAAGGTC